TTTCTGATACACACTCGATATCAAGCTCATTGTACCAAGGCGTGGTGAGTTAATGCTAGCATAGCTCATGACGAGTATGCCCCCATAGGCTGACCAACTGCGTATCGAAAGTTCTGAGTTCCAAAGTAATAATCCCTTTTCACGAGGATATCACCCCAGACCTCAGCACCCTTGATACCCAGCACAGGTTGCAACACTATCTTTTGAAACTGGAGCGGTAACCGATCAGTTGCCGCAGACAGATCATATGACCAAAGTCCAAGCGGTTTCCGACGCAGTAAAACCTTAACAGGTTTATACTGATCGAAAGTACCATCTTGGACCCAGGTAGATAGAGTACTCATTATCTGTTGATGTAACGGATAAAGAGCCCATTGGGTAAAAGCATCAACCATCGCGAAAACACGAATCTTTCCAGCGGCCTCCTCTTTTAAAGCCAAACGGCCTAATTGAGAAGGTATCTGTAGTTTACAGTGTGCTGAAGCTTCAACTCTTCTCGCATTTAACGTTAAACGTTGTGTGTCTACAGATAGCGGACCAAACATGGTAATTTGATCCCAAATCCACTGGTTATTCGTATTTTTACACCACTCCCGCATCTGAGCAGCCAAGGCTGAGTTCACATCCATCAGTCATCTCCCCGCAGCCGTGCGTAATGAGTCATGAGACGTTGATATTATCGCCATCCCATGCTCTTTCGCTCCAGCCGTAGGAGAGGACTTAGGAATATGAAACTGAGTCCCAGCTAACTTAGATGCAAAGTCGGTCCACAACGGAATTTTCCCTTTCACATTCCGGAAAATAGCTTGACGAGTGAGAGCATTATGCCCCCACACGCCAGAGGCCATCGCCCAGAAGTGATTATGAATAAACCGTTGAAAACCTACTATGGCATCCCCTGGTATAATTTTCCCAGGCTTTGTGATAGTATCCGTAGATAACTTACCCTCAAAACCTAGTACACGATACAGACCCAAGAGCGTCATTCATAATTTAATCTCCCGATTATCCATAGAGCGAATCCGCTCTCTAGATAGCCGAGGAATTAAACTAGGAATACCCGATCTTGAGCGCCGCACCGCGACTTTAAGCGCGCGTGTATCAGGCAACCTCTGCCCTCCAATCGATTGTTGAAGTAGAACTTGAGAGGCTTTGAGATAAAATACTAAGTATTTCATCCCAGAAGCCCGAGCAAGTCTACTACAAAACCGAGCGAAGGACAGGATTACCCGGATATCGGAAACCCGTGTCCGAACTGCCAACGGTGTGATTGCTAATTTTAGCAACCACACGATGGCACGGCCACCATTTCTGGTAACCATGTCAGCTTTACGCAACTTTGCCAACACCTGACGGGCCGCCTTCGCTAAGTAAATTTTGTAATTTGTTTTCATTTTATAAAATATTACCTCAGTGAGGGATCCGTCTGATGAAGCATAGCTGTATAAAGTTCAGTTTCCATCCTCAGTTTCCCAAGGAAGGGCTGCAGACTCCTTGTATAAGGTGTCCAGAACTTCGAGTTCTAGAGGACTACTCACAAATAAACCCTGTGAGCCTCCCCTAGTCTCTCCTTGACCAACTAGGTATTAGCTAGCGGCCAGATACAGTTTTGCGTTGGGATCCCAGATC